ACTCCCGCCAGGTCCACCAAAAACACACACCAAGAAGCCTGGGTTGGAAAGAGGCGCAAGGTTGAATAGTCATAGACGGGTTGTGTATGCCATAGAAGGTACGCAAGTGCTCTTTTTTATGTGTGTTTTTGATGGGCCTGCCTTGGATTCGACAGGGTGAGATAATAGAGACGGCAACTCAGTAGGCGATGACTGTAAATCAAGCAAAACTCGTAAATGCAAACGCAAATACATTCGAGTATTTCAAAGTTCCATTCACCGTTTCAGCAATGAACGATGAAGACTTTGCAATGGCGGCCTAAGAAACCGCAACTCCGAAGCAACTATGCTTTGTCATCCAAAATAGTAAGAAGCACCTTCGGGTGCTTCTTTTTGGGTTAAATACATGATGATAACGATTATTGAGCCATATTCCATTACTCCTCTTCTAGATTGCTATTTTAAGGTTGAAAAAGATATAGTATGGACAGATTGGGGCAACAAGAAACAAGCTGGGCTACAATTTAGGGATCTAGAAGATCCGTGGGCCAGCTCTGTTGGTACAAGTAAAGGCAATGAACTTGCATATACTAATTTAAATCCGTTTTTCAAAGACACAGTATTCGAAGAAGTGATTAACAAGTATAAATTAAAAAGAACAAGACTCATGTGGACCAGCCCTATGACCTGTTATAGTATGCATCAAGATTCGACTCCTCGAATTCATATACCTATGATCACTAATCCAGAATGTTATTTTGTTTTTAAGGCAGGCATTATTCAACATATGCCCGTAGGCTCGGTATATTGGACTAACACTGTTAACTCACACACGTTTATGAATTGTTCTGATAAACCTAGGCTACACTTAATTGGGGTAGTTTAGTAAATGACACACAACATCCAAAAATTCAATGCAGTTAGTGATAAAATTTTAAATACATTAATTGATCACTATGTTGCCGCTGGCTCATATGCTACTGAATCTATGAATAAATTGCCTGCTAATTTGTTAGAGTATTTGATAACACCCATAATAGAAGTTATAGCTGATAAAGAATTAACTTATGCCGGTGGAAATTTTTATAAACACACAGTTCCATATTTGCCGCATACGGATTATCAACCACGGGACAATAATATATTAAATGTTGTAATTCCCATGCAGTATACTGAAAGCCTGCCTAATTTAATTGTGTTTGACCAAACGTGGGAGCAGTCGCCAGTGACTTGGAGTATGCACCATGAAGTACAATCGTTCACCGTTAACATCGGAGTTAAGGGATGCCCTTATGAATATAGTTCTATCAAAAACTTAACTGGAAAAGAAATAGATCATGCACTTTTGCAATATTTAAATCACTATCCCAAACACTGTTTATTTGGACTTAGTGGAAGTGCATATCCATTTGTTCCAGGTAGTGCTATTCTATTTGATAATAGAAAAATACACTGTACCTCTAGTTTTACTGGAACAAAATTGGGACTTTCATTGAGATACCGTGACAGATAACATATGTTTGAATTATACCGCACATCATTAATGGGCATAGGAAGTGCTGCCGAAGTTTGGATAGATAAAGATGCAAAACTTTGTAAAAAATACTACCGCCCTGATAGTGTTATAGCCAATGGCAATACAACAAAATACCAATCAATGGAAACACTAACTAAGTTCTTTAACAACGAAGTGCAGTGGTCTAGTACCCTACAATCTCCAAATGTGTTGAAATTGTATGAGTACGGAGAGTTACCCGAGGCGGCTGGTTATTATATTTTACAAGAGTACATTGGCCCAGATTTATTGACTGTGTACATGGCCGGCCAGTTGCATATATTATATCCAGATATTATTGAACAAGTTGAACATATGTTTTCAATATTGCAAAAGCACAATATATACAAGTTAAACTCTACATTGTGTAACATGACTGGTGCAGATGGAAAAATAAAGATGTTTGATTTTAAATACACCACACGTAGAACCTTAGCAAATCAAGAAAAAGAGAAATATTCAATCACAGAATGGTTGACAAAAATTGATCCGTCAATTACCAATAAACTACTCAAATACATTTAGGAAATTATATGTCAGTATGGAGTTTTTGTCCAGATGCAATTAAAGATAGCTTATCAAGAATAGTGATCAAGCACAAAGGAAATGCTGATGATTTAACAAAATATCGAAGACTGTGGGTACAGTGGATTGCAGATTTCAGCGGATGCGAAAATAAGAAAATGTGGGCAATCAGCAACGGCATTCATGATGCTATCATAAATCAACTTGCACATGTGTCCAAGCACATTAAAATGTTTTACACATTCAACACTGACTACTTATTCTACAATACCATTTTAAAACCATACAATCATATATCCATCAATCCATGTGACCTAGCTGAGATACTTCCTGGAAGTTATGTAATTGTGAGCCAACCAAATCACGAAGGTGGTATTACACCATGGTTTGAGCCGTTGAAGAAGCATTGCCAAAAAAATAACATTAAGATTTTTTTAGATTGTGCATTTTATGGAACTACTTTTGATAAATTAGACACCTCTGATCCTATTTTTGATGCAGTAGCATTCAGCCTAAGTAAAAATTTCTTATTAGCGGGATTTCGTGCTGGCATTGTATTTGGTGATAATTTATCCCCTACCTTGACAGTTCCGATTAACAGAGATTTTACGTATAACTATTTTAATAGTCAAGCAGTTGAATGTGCCAAAGTTATTCTACCAAATTTTAAACCAACGTACATTACTCAATTTGCAAAACCACAGCAATTAAAATACTGTATGGAAAACAAATTAACACCAGCTGACATTTGGATGTGGGCGTTTGATCAACACAATCAGAAAATATGTATCACTAATGATATTAAGAATGAGGTTCAACTGTTATTGAATAATGACGACGTAAAAAACTATCAGTCTGTTCCTGAATAACCGGGTCATAAACAGAATTTTTAATCATATTGTTATGCGCCAAAATCATATGTTGGTCTCTTGAAGTTAAACAGCGGTGATCTTCGGCGGAAACTGTAATCAAGGCAGTTTTGTCTATGTTAGCAGCGGATAATGATAAAATAGCTCCCGAGGTAATAGGGCTTAGATCAAACATGATGTTAATTCCAGCCCGCTTAAACTTCAAAAGGTATTCAATCACCGCTGGTACATGTGTGTAATTAAGCATTCCCACTGTTACCGTAACATGTAGAATTGACCTTGGTTTACACCTATTAGGATCAAATATTATTTCAGTCAGTTTGGTGAAATTAGAATTCCATAGCTCCCAATTAAAGAACTTTCTAGTAATATTGTCACCAACCGAATCTAAGCTAGTGGCAATTACGATATTTCGGTGTCTATCAATGATGTCCAGCAATTTGGAAAATACATTTTTTCCATACGACAAATTAGTATTAATACTGATTTCACGGTTGTAATCAACCGGCAGTGTACGTAAAAAGTCCACACACCTATCATCTAACATCGGTTCGCCACCAGTAAATTTTATTGATTTCAACTTGCTGATATCTACTATGTTTTGTAATTCTATTCCAGGATTATAATCATCTATGATTGGAATAGTCCTGTTTAATGACTTCTCCCACAATGAAGATGCATCTGGACTGCAATAAGAACACATCATTTGGCATTTATTTGAGAACATTACTCCAATGTGTTGTATTGGTTGCAATGGATCCAAATTGTCCCAATCAATTGGATTAGTAAAATGTGTAGAAATTCGTTTGCGTAAAGAGGGCCACCCGGCATCCTCTGTTTTCCAACATGACTTGCATTGTTGGTTGCGCTCGTTTTTGATTATAGATTTTCTAAGTGCAACTAACTCTGGAGTTAAAATTCCAGTGATTGGATCGATGGGAACTTTGCCTATCTTACAACATGGTGACACTGTTTTTTTGGTTAGATCGATGTCATTTGTATAACCTGGATGATCTCCAAACGGCAACGTGCATCTATTATCTTGAATCATCACGTATTTAGTATGCAAATTTAATCAGTTTTTTTCAGACAAATAATAGCCAACTAAATATATCAATATGACAGCCCTTGCTAATCAAATATCTCGCTTACCAGTTGTTATATTGTCCAGTAAAAGAACTGGATCTACTTTTTTAACCCACCATATCTGCGAATCATTGAAAAATGATTGTAATAACTTACATGAATTTATTGAACCTGCAGAATCAAACCAGATACAAAAATTATTAGAAGTTATTGACAATCATGAAAATTATGTGTTAAAGGTGCATGCCTATGATTTAATTACAGTGTATCCATCTAAGATTAAAAATATTATTGATACACATAATTGTTTTTTGATAAGAATCCGTAGAAGAAATATAATTGATCAAATTGCTAGTCATTACATAGCAAGTGAACGAAATATATGGGGATATAACAAAGATACCTTGTATGATACCGCTGTTAAAAAAATTGATATTAACCGAATAAAAAGATCAATAGGATTTATATCTACTTACAATCAAGCCATTGATAATTTTTCAGGCTCTTTTGATTTAGATATATACTATGAAGATTTACCAATTATTGATGGCAAAAGTATTAAAACACCCAACCCTGAAAATTATGAGGAAATATGGAAAATGATAGAACTTATTAAAGGATCAAAATGACAAAACGTATTTTAATTATGGGGTTGCCCGGTGCGGGGAAAACATACCTTGCTCAAGCACTTAAAAAATATCTCGAAACGAACGGTGATTTAATGAAAATTAATCCTCAGCGTGTGCTGACCTATGAAGGTATACCAGGCCCTGGTTTTATGAAGGTAGGAGTTGATTGGTTCAATGCCGATGATATACGTAAAAAATATAACGATTGGGACTTTTCAAACGCAGGACGCATTCGTCAAAGTTTGCGTATGTTCCAATTTGCTGTAGAGTGTACAGGTGAATTTGTAATTTGTGACTTTGTTGCACCGTTGGTTGAAATGCGCAACAACTTCAAAGCAGACTGGACCGTCTGGGTAGACACTATCAAAGAAGGCCGTTACGAAGATACCAACAAAGCATTTATTCCCCCTGAACAATATGATTTCCGTGTTACAGAACAAAATTGCGAAAAATGGGCTGAGTTTATTGGTGAGCATATCTTAGCTGATCGTAGACGTCCTGTATTTGATTGGCAACGAGAAACAGTACAAATGTTGGGACGTTGGCAACCGTGGCATGACGGGCATCGTGCATTGTTTGAAAGACTAATTGCACGAACAGGGCAAGTGGTTATTCAAGTGCGTGATGTGCAAGGGTGGCAAGGATCAAATCCTTTTGAAGTAGCCAAAGTTAAAAGTTTTATTCGTCGTGATTTAGATCCAGTGTATCAAGGACAATACGAAATACAAGTTGTTCCCAACATTGTACACATTGGTTGGGGCCGTGGCGTGGGATATACTCATGGAGAGGAAACCTTTGATGATGCCGTTACAGACATCAGTGCCACAAAAATTCGTAAAGAGTTAGGTTTGAAATAATCGTTAATTAGTTTTAACTATGAGAACCATTTAAAAATACCATAGCAAAAATCTATAAATTGCTTGATTTCATAGTTAAATACTATTACAATACAACTAAGACAACACACACAAAGGAGAAATATGTCTATCACAATTAAAAATCTTGAGGCCGCACTCGCAGGCGAGTCACAAGCACACATCAAGTATCGTTACTTTGCCCGCATTGCTCGTGCAGAAGGTTTTGAAGAAGTTGCCCAACACTTTGAACACACAGCAGATCAAGAATTACAACACGCATGGGGACATTTGGACTTGCTGATTGGCAAGCCCTCTACTAAAGAATGCTTAGAACTTGCAATCGAAGGTGAAACTTATGAGTTCACCACAATGTATCCAGAGTTTGAAAAACGTGCCAAAGCTGAACACAACATTGAAGCTGTCAAAGAATTCAACGAACAAGGCCGAGAGTCACAAGAACACGCCCAGCAATTCAAAGCTGTGTTGGAAAAGGCTTCAAAGCGTTTTGCCGCACTGGCAAAAGTAGAGCAGCGTCATGCTGAAGCATATCAACAAGTATTGGAGACATTATAATGGATCATGTATGTGTAATTTGTGGCCATGTCCACAATGAAGAACTAGAAGGTGTGTGGGAAGATCTACCTGAAGATTTTCCTTGTCCAGAATGTGGCGGCTTCAAAGCTGACTACGAAACTTTGTAAAAAATAATGTGGCTTTTTAGATGTTGTAAAAAAGCCACATTATCATATGGGTCTTGACAAAGAGACTAAATAAACATACAATAGAAAAATTGCAAAGAAGGCATGTGCTGAAAATAATTTGTTCAAAAAGACAAAAAGTTGTTGACACAGAGTCTACTTGGTAGTACAATAGTAACAAGTTAGCAAGCAAGGCGTCGGACAGTGTTGTGAAAATACAACAAAGAAAGATTTCAAAAGTTGTTGACAAGTGTGCTGAAAGGCACTATAATTAGGACTAGTTAGCAGGCAATGGTGCTTGTTGGCAACAAAGGATAAACGAGAAACTAAATGCAATCGAACGTTAAACATCAACAATTTAATACAATGCCCAAACTGGCAGGCTTTATAGCCTCTGGTTGGTCTGTGATTAATTGCGGAAGTTTATCATATGATCGTACACCAGAGATTTCAAGGGTCCGGAGGACTGTAGTGTAACTTAAAACTTACATAACAAACTTCAAGGACCCTAGGAATTAAAACTCCTGGGGTTTTTTGTTTTTAGACGCTGAGATTGCCAAGGCAGTCGTTGAAGCAAAGTGTGAACATACAGGAAACGAGGTCCTGGCTCTGCACTTAAAACACGGAGCAAACGGGCGGTGGCAAGGATGAAACTCTTCTTCTAGAGCGAAAAATCTGTCATATTAAAGCATACTGAAAGGGACGGCTGGTCATTGTAGGCCAGTACACATAGTGGCGTTATTAGTATGCTTTAATATACACATTGGAAACAGTGTGTTATGGATCTTGTCCCCCATTGCCGGCTGTAACCCGGTAGCCATTAATAAGTGGGGTGGCGGCAAGTGGTTCGATTCCATCAAGATCCACCAAATTTGGGCTGGTAGTGATACTGGGGTACACGGGGCACTTGCAATGCTCAGATTGGAGTTCGATCCTCCACCGGTCCACCAAATTCCCTCTTGTAGCTCAATGGTAGAGCATTCGACTGATAATCGAACGATGATGGTCCGATTCCATACGAGAGGACCAAGTTTAGGATGCGAACAGCAAATTCAAAAATTCAACTTTTAATTGAAAAATAAGCATCCTGTTTTATTATACTCCGGTAGTTTAATGGTTAGAACGCTGGCCTTTCAAGTCGGTAACACGGGTTCGATTCCCGTTCGGAGTACCAGAATTTTACAGTCGCCCTGTAAACGACTCAACACTTGGTCGTAACATCATGTGTCCATTAGGTGAAAAGCCTATCTTTATAATGCCATGGTAGTCCTCAGGGTAGGGCAACGGATTGTCTATCCGTACCAGGCGGGTTCGAGTCCCGTCCATGGCGCCAATTTATTGTCCGAGAGCAAGCATGGTGTAGGCGCTTCGCTGTTAACGAAGAATGAGCTAGGTTCGATCCCTAGTCGGACAGCCAGTTAAGGATAGCAACAGCAAATTAAAAACTTTCACTGGAAATGAAACCAAAATGCTATCCTGTTTTATTTTGTTGGGGTGTCGCCTAGTGGCCTAAGGCAACGGTCTTTGAAATCGTCATCATGAGTTCGAATCTCATCTCCCCTGCCAGTTCAATGTTGTTCCTAGTGTAGTGGTCGCACAACTGTCTGTGAAACAGTTAGAGAGGGTTCGATTCCCCGGTTCAACCCAAATATGCACCTTTAGCTGATGTGGTCATAGCGGCGGTTTGAAGAACCGTGGAAGTTGGTTCGATTCCAACAGGGTGTACCAAGTTTTGTAAGTGTTAGCAAGAGAAAGACTCGCTAGGAAGATTCTTCGAAGGTCAACTTAGTGTAAAAGAAGGGCGGGTTCGAGTCCCGTAAAAGCAGCGGAGCACCTTTGTCAAGTATCCCAAGTGACGTACCGAATCCCGCTCGAGCTTGTTAATTCGGGTGAATGGTTCCTATAATGTGGTGGAACAACTTACAAATTCAACATGCGTCTGTAGTATAATGGATAATACTCTAGGCTACGAACTTAGTAATGGTGGTTCGATTCCATCCAGACGCACCAAGTTTTTAGGAGATAGCAATGGCTAATGTAAAGCAAGGCAATCTAACAAAGAGTCCTCAATGGTGGAAACACCTTAAGGATTGGAAGCGAGTGTTCTGGAAATCAGAACGACAAGCACAAAAGAAAGCAGTTGACAACAATCGTGATTGACTGTATAATTAACGCATAAACAAAAAGGAACTATATGAAGCGAACAGCTAAAATATAGTGTCAACTTTAGATCCCATGTATGGTCGAGGTTGGCACGTTAAAGAAAACAGAATACGTAACAACCCATGCTAAACTTTAGTGGCGAAGTAACCGGCTCTTAACCGGAGGAACTGAGTTCGATTCTCAGAGCATGGACCATATATGGGATCGTAACTTAAAAGTAAAGTATCGGACTTTTAATCCGACTAAGAGGGAGCGTTACCCTCCGGTCCTACCATATATAAACTCTAGTGTAAATGAGCACACCGTTGCCTGGACGCAGGATACACAAAGGTAGAACACGCAGCTCTAAAGGCAAATGCGAGTGAGTTTATATATGGTAAGAAGGACTAATTACCCTTCTCCATAATCGGGAGTCATGACCCGATGAATCCGTGATGATCTAATTGGATAAGATACGCTCACCAGAGCGTTATGCAGGTTCGATCCCTGCTCACAATGGATTCCATATAAAAACACCTGCTGGTGTATGTTTGACTGCAACAGCGTTATGGACTCGCTATCCTAAAATCTAGCGGGTGTTTTTATATGGTGATGTAGTATTTTGATTGCATCAATACAATCAAATAAATATTTGTATGAAAAATCTTCACAGAGAACTAAAACTTCCAGTTCCATTTCTGTCAAAAGAATTTGACGGAACACAGTATATGTCACGATATCAACATCTTAGTAGATCAGATATATCAGTAGAATTTATAGATTGGCTAAATTCTTTAAATTTAGTGCTTGGTTTAGCAGAGGTATTTCTTTCAATTCCAGGCACTTATTACGGAATTCATAAAGACCATATTACCTTAACTGATTTTCCAAAGATAAATTGGATATTTGGAAAATCAACCAGTTATATGAATTGGTACGAGCCAAAAACTACTGGGTTTACTCTCAAGAAAGAGACGGGTCTGTATGTTGAATATGCAATAGAAGATGTAAAATTATTACATTCTGCTGAATTAAAATCTCCTAGCTTATTGCAAGCAGGTGTGCCACATAATGTAACAGTACTAAAAGATTATCGATGGAGCATTAGTACTGTGTATAAGCACAACAACAGGTTGTTAACGTACGATGACATGGTAGAAACACTTAGACCTTTTTTAGTTTAACATGAGATTTTTATAGTATTTGTCCTTTTTAATATCAGAATTTTAGGACGTAGTGTGTTTCTATATGGTAGCGTAGCATAGTGGCTAATGCACCACCTTCATACGGTGTCGATCGTCGGTTCGAGTCCGACCGCTACTACCAATTTAGCCCTTGTATCCTTAGTGGTAGAGGTCCTGTTTTGTAATCAGGGTGTGGAGGTTCGATTCCTTCCTGGGGCACCAATTTTATCTCGCATTCGGTTAGCGGCTATGCCACCTCGTTTGGGGCGAGGAGTTCGAAGGTTCGAGTCCTTCATGCGAGACCATTTACAGTCGATTAGCTCAGAGGTAGAGCACCACGTTGACATCGTGACTGTCACTGGTTCAATCCCAGTATCGACTACCAGTTTTGCTCGATAAAATACGAAACAGCATTACCAAGCACTAAATATCTCGTGATTAACACAATCGGAGAATTATATGAGACCAGAAATTAAAATACTTGCAATTAGCAATGTTTACGCTAGATTAATGAATTTTGTAAAAGCCGGAGATGTAGAAGAAGGACATTTTCACTCGTACGATCACGGGACATTATTGTCCAAGGGTAAATTGCTAGTGCAGCAATACAACGAAAAAATGGAACTGGCTGATTCTAAAGAATTCACTGCACCGTCTTTTATCTTTATCTCTAAAGATAAAATGCACAAGCTAACTTCATTAGAAGATGAAACTATAGTTACTTGTATTCATGCTCTCAGAGATATGAATGATACTATAGTTGACCCAGAATTCTTTGTCAAGGAAACTATTATTGCAGATAGTCCTGAGCAAGACGATCCTGCTAACGGAGTAGTGTCCATTGGCAATCATTTTGCACAACGAGGTATGCAATATAGAGCCCTAGCACAAGACGGCATCCCAACTAAGTAATCATCTATGATAACAATCTATTGGGGAGTTCCGGATCTATCAAACTTTACGGGGCTACGGCATACAACCCCAGTAAGCCTATTACAACATCATTTAAAAGATAAAAATCTAGAGACAATAGATTACAACAAATGTCCTGCATTTAGAAAAAGTCTTGAAAACATATATTGCGGCATGGCTTCAGTTCCATTCACTTTAAATTTTAATGAACAGGGACTTTATCTAAATGATCCATCTCAAGGCGAACTGTTTAATAAACTAGTAGTTGTTAGATCAATACAAGACAGAATATTTTCTTGGAATACAAGACATATATTCTTTACTGATGCAGAATCTCTTGATATGACTCTGTATGCTCCGCATATGGAAGACAATGATTTTACAAACAATACAACTCTAGTTAGTGGAGTGTTTGATATTGGTAAATGGTTTAGACCAGCTGAGTCAACATTTATTGTAAAAAGTGGTAGCAGAACAGTAACCATTAACGAAAATGATCCATTGTATTATTTAAAATTTCATACAGAAGAAAAGATACAATTTAAAAGATTTATATGCACTCCGGAAATTTATTCCTATGCAAGTTTATCAGTGCAATCTAGAAAGTATCATCCTAATACTGCTACTACCTTAGACTGGTATTATAATATTTTTGGAAAACATAAGAAGTTTAAAAATCTTATACTTAAAAAAATAAAAGAGAATTTAATTGACTAATACTAGTTTCAGAGGGCACATGGATTTGTTCCCAACCCCTATAGCAAAATACCATCATCCAGATTCGGAAAAATTGAGAGATGTAATTTTAGAAATTATAAAACACATTCCCAAAGAGGACACTATTATTGGACCTGGTAACATTACTCATTATTATAATAATGGTACTTTTATGGAAAATACTAATGAGTTAACTGATTTCATGGAATGGGTTAAATCGTGCGTTTCTAATTATGCTGAACAATTTTTAGGAATGATAGGATTGGAATTTGTTGACTTAAACGTTTGGGTAAATTCAACAGATGGTGGGCTACAACCTGGACATATCCATAATAACTCGCTTATTAGTGCAACATACTATGTTCAATTAGATCCAACCAAGCATGTAGGATTAGAAGTATATAATCCACGGACTATTGTATCAAGAAATCCACTAATTGATGTTAATGCGGATGTAGAAACTCCGTTTAATGCAAAAAGTGTTAACTTAGAAGTAGCGCAGGGTGATTTATTAATATGGCCCAGCGAATTATTACACGGTCTAACACAACCCAAAGTTGATGTTCCACGCATTAGCTTATCAATGAATTTTATGCCCACTGTTGTAAAAAGTCATCTGTATGGCTTTAGGGTAAGCAAACTATAAAATAATCAACGCCCCTGTACGCTAATTGGTAGTGCGGGTAGACTTAAAATCTGCTGGATGGCGGTTCGAATCTGCCCAGGGGTACCATACCGCTTTCGTTCAATGGACAGGACATGATTCTTCTAAATTCATAATGGTGGTTCGATTCCACCAAGCGGTACCATATAAGTAAACACATTAGTGAAAGAACGAGCATAGCTCTTAGGGCGATAGAATTGTGGTCCCGATTGCATTACGGTTACGCGGTGGCTAGTGTGTTTTCTTATATGCCCCTTTACGCTAATTGGTAGTGCGGATTCTCTCAAAAAGAGTTGGCTGTCTGTTCGAATCAGACAAGGGGTACCATACAATGCCTTCGTACGCTAATTGGTAGTGCGGCTTGCCTTAGAAGCAGGTGGTTGGGGGTTCGAATCCGCCCGAAGGTACCAAAATAAATTAAAACAAAGGTTGACACTGTGTTGCAAAGACTATATAATAGTCACATACGCTAACAAGTTTAGCAACGTTCTTTAAAAATTTAAAAGATAATTTGACGCTATCGTCTATCGGTTAGGACAACGGGTTTTCATCCCGTAAAGCGGGGTTCGACTCCCCGTAGCGTTACCATTATGGTATGTAATTAATATTAATTACAATTCTACATTTTTGGTCAGTACAAGTTGAGCCACTGTGTGACTCAATAGCATCAAAGATGACCAATCGATTTTCTATACTGTTAACTCGAATACCGTGTTTTTCAAATACTGTACATCCGTCATTTGTATTAAGATAGAACACTGCTGTTTTACATTTATTGATAATGTCTGGGTAATCATACAAGTCAACATGGAATCCATGTATTTGTGGAGTCTCAGTACATAACAGTAAATTAGCTTTAATTCTAATAATCTTTGTGAGATTAAGTTTTTGAATTATTGGATTTAATATTTCAAAAGTATTACTTGAACCTTCATTTTCTGAATAAAATGGATGATACAATTGAGTATTAAAATTAGGTTTACATAGTGCTTCCTCGTCGGGAACAACACCACTAGTGTATTGCCAGGAAATTTTGTTACTAAACATTGCGTCTTTAAGAGTTTGAAAATCTTCAATTTCTAAAAAATTATCAATAATTTGATTTGTCATATTTTATATATCACAAATCAAATTAAAAATATGGAAGTATGGCTGAGCATGGCTTAAGGCAGCAGTCTTGAAAACTGAAGGCTCGAAAGGGTCCGTGGGTTCGAATCCTACTACTTCCGCCAAATTTTGTTTATGTGTGTACGGTTACCCTTATGTGATACACGAGCCAACCAAGCCGTTTGTGTATGTACTTGATGCCCGTAGCAAACTTACAAAGCGTAGGTTCAGTGCCTGACTTGGACATTGGGTAACGATAAACAAATTCATTTTTGGAGATGAAGCATCAATGGTGATGCAGTGGACTGTAAATCCGCCGCCTTCGGGCACGACTGGTTCGATCCCAGTAATCTCCACCAAATTTATCGCGGAGTAGGGGAGTCTAGCCGTCCCCGGAAGTCTCATAAGCTTCAGATCGCAGGTGCGAATCCTGCCTCCGCAACCAATTAACTGCCAGCGAGACTTGACAGTCAGAGAGGTTTTATAAACCTTTTAGCGCCAGATTAGCGTTCTTGAGAGGGTTTGATTCCCTCCGCTGGTACCAGTTTTAAATGGGTCATTGATGTAATGGCAGCATAGCGGTCTCCAAAACCGTTCGTGGAAGTTCGAGTCTTTCATGGCCCGCCAAATTTATTAGTAAAGAGCCAAGGTTCTTATAACAGACTCGCAAGAGAACCAACTACGGATCGGAAGTCCAGGTTGCTGGAAATTTTAAATTTCTCTGTTGTTGCAGATACAATCAGTGTTTACAGCATGGGAGATTGTTATACAACATATATGAACTCCACGTTCAGCTAGACAAGTAGAGCGCAACTGTAAGGTGCGGGTGGCTTTTTAGATAACCAAAACTCTCAGGCTCTTTACTAATAAATTATGCAACGGTGGCAGAGTGGTCAAATGCATCGGATTGCAAATCCGAAAAATCGTGAGTTCAAATCTCACCCGTTGCTCCAGAGTTTTTAATAAGTAAGAATATGCCCTGGTGGCGAAATTGGTAGACGCACCAGATTTAGGTTCTGGCGTAGAAATATGTGTCGGTTCGAGTCCGACCTAGGGCACCATATATAAAGGAATGTTGCTATGTCAAAAGCAATCGATGTGATAGAACGAGCATACGGTAACATTCCTCGAGAATGTTCGCCAAATATTAATTTTGATATTGTACCCGCTTGGCGCGGCTTCAAGTACTACTGGTACAAGTTGATTAGAAAGTTTACAAGATAAATGCGGCTGTAGCTCAGTTGGTAGAGTACTTGCTTGCCAAGCAAGACGTCACGAGTTCGAACCTCGTTAGCCGCTCCACATAAATTGGGTCCTTAGTGAAATGGATATCATCTCGGTCTTCGAAACCGAGGGTGGGAGTTCGATCCTCTCAGGACCCACCACACTTACAAGGCTACCATGAATTATTGGGGATATCAGTTAATGCTCGATTGCAGTGAATGTGATATTTTGCTAATGTCAGATTACGCTAATGTTGAACAATGGATACGCAAATTAGTAACAGACATTGGTATGCAACCCATAGGTGATCCTAGGATAGAATATACTGCTGCAAATATACCAGACAAGGCAGGATTTACTGTAGTGCAAATTATTGTTACTAGCAGTATCGTTGCTCATTTTGTTGATAACTTAGGACACATTTATCTTGATGTTTTTAGTTGTAAAACATTTGATTTGGAAGTTGTTAAAAAAAGTATTAAACAATCGTTTGGCTGTGAAAAATATCGCGAACATTTTATAGCTAGACAAGCAGGTTAATGTACTAGTTCATTCTAACTAGATGGTGGAATCGTCACTAACCAGTGGCCCCTATTAGGATGCTAACAGCAATTTTATTTCACTGCAAATGAAGAAAATGCATCCTGTTAATTCCCTCTGTAGTACAATGGATAGTATAGGGGTTTCCTAAACCTTAGATCCTCGTTCAATTCGGGGCAGAGGGACCAATAATGAGTAATAAATCATTTGACATACGATCGCAATAAGTATATAATATACATGCGATCGTAAGCAAATAGGCAAAGCTCTTGCTGTTCTTACGAACAGTCAAGGACGGGGCACGACAATATGTCGCCTTTGGAGGTTCGAAGCCTCCCGGTCGCACCATATAAAAGCACATTTAGCATATCTATAAGCTATGCATTTGGAAAGAACACCTCCGTTGAGAAAAGTTCTAAGTGTGCTTCTATATGGAACGGTCCTATAATGGTATTAGAGCAGATTGCTAATCTGTCGCTCGGCGTAATCCGGGTTCTGAGTTCGAGTCTCAGTCGTTCCGCCATATTTTTAACAAAGAGAGAATCAAATGAAACCAGGCAAGACATTTAAATTAAGCAAGCCCACAAAGACTATGCTGGCATCTATTACGGATCCTGTAAAACGGAATGAGTGGAAACGTGCAATGATTCAAGCTGAGTTGGCCGCGGCAGTTGTGGTCAAACGTGAACCACGTGATAACAAAGGTTCTTCACGTGGTCCAGGTACTGGATATACCAATACCACAACGAGTGCGACTCCTAGCGCATAAGTAAAATATAAATTCCTTAGTAGCTCAGTGGTAGAGCAATCGGCTGTTAACCGATCGGTCATTGGTTCGAGCCCAGTCTGAGGAGCCATTGGGGGATTAGTATAATGGGATTACGGCAGCTTTGCAAGCTGTTTATGGGAGTTCGATCCTCCCATCCTCCACCAAAGTATTTTAGGAAATGTAATATGAGCAAAGGTTCAAGACCTCGTCCGTATAGTGTTAGTCAAAAACAGTTTGGTAATAACTATGATGCTATCTTCCGCAAACCCACTCCGAGAGAGATTGAAGATGCGGAAGCTGAAGATGAAGCGTTCAAACTAGTTGACAAGGCTACCAAAGACCGTTATAATACTAGCACAGAGACAGATAATTAATAACAAGCCGACTTAGCACAGTGGTAGTGCAATCGCCTTGTAAGCGATAGGTCATCAGTTCGAATCCGATAGTCGGCACCAGGAAACCCGGATTACACTTTTTCCGTTAAGAAAGTGGGTGGGGCAGTCACCATAGAGAGCGCCGGGTATTCAATGCTATGACCATCCGTACTCTGTGAAGGAGTGGCGGGAACGCATTGGGTGAGGTTTAGCACCTTTCCAAAAGAACAAATGTTATGGACAGAGTAACCGCTCAGTCCGGGGCTCATGTGGTGTGAGTAGCCGGACACTTATTGTAGACTAACTTATGGAAATTACTCATAACATTGATCGTTTTATCAGTGTACATGCATTTGATGATATCGAAACCAATTTTAATTTAGAAAAAGTTGTTCGTGAATTTGCAGGGAAAGGACATAGTCATATTTCTGGATTGGAGTATAATGTACAAGCAGACATTACGCATACCAGTTTAGAATTAGATCATAATTCTCCGGAGTATAAATCATTTTTTAATTTCTTCAATATTAGTTTAGGAAAACATGTAGCTAATATATTAGAAGGCAAAACTCCATTTGAATACAACATCATAAGTCTGTGGGGAGCAGTATATAATCAAGGCGATTATGCCAGACCACACAGACATGGTGCATGTTGCATAAGTTTCTGTTATTATGTGTTGGCAGATGACAGTACTTCTAGTCCATTAAATTTTGACGACTATGATTATAGTGTGCCGGTAAATACAGGCACACTGATTATATTCCCCGGGTGGATGAATCACAGTGTTAACGAGTACAAGGGTAACAATCAACGTATTGTCGTTGCGGGAAATGTAATAGTTATATAACCAAAATAGTTGTGTAACTATACAAAGAATGTTATAATAAAGTTTATGCGGGGTTCGTATAGTGGTAATACCTTAGCCTTCCAAGCTAATGCTGACAGTTCGATTCTGTTACCCCGCTCCAAGTTTCTCAACCTAAAAGGTATAATATGACAATCAAAACGCTAAGTCGTGGTCCAAGTCTTGATACAGAACAATGTATCAAGAATGCAGGCGGTAACAGATTTAATCTTGTTATTATGGCAGCAGTTCGTGCCCGTGAGCTTGCTCGTGCTCACAAACGTGCCGAACGTCCGGATCAATTAAATGCGCCAGTTAGTGCATTGCTTGAATTCCAAGAAGGTAAGATTGGCGTTGAATATTTGAGAAAAGTTTAAGAATTTTGCCTGGTTGCGCAGAGAGGTTATGCATCTCCTTTACACGGAGAACGATGTCAGTTCGAGTCTGACACCAGGTACCAAACAAAGGAGACAGTATTGAAAATAATTCCGTTAGAGTGTCCGTTGGTTGTTTCGAAGTTTTCAGCTCATTCAACATTAGGTCCATACCTCCTTGAAGAAATTAATAAACAACAACACGTTCCTATTAGTGATGCGAGTGCGTTAATTAATAGATCCGATTGGGATTTACCAAAAAACATTCATCGAGAATACATTAAAATACTATTTCCATATCTTAGTCAGCACATGGAAAATATAAAAGAAAGATTAGGCTATACTCGATTAAATATTCTAAATATTTGGTTTCAACAATACTTATCAACTACTAATTTTCATGACTGGCACACGCATTCTGGATGTAATATGTCTGGAGTTTATTATCTTGAATTAAAAGATGATAGCGGTAGACCACAATTTCAAAATATTGACGGTAGTGTTTTTACATTAGATATACAAGAAGGGGATATTATGTTTTTTCCAAGCCATGTACTTCATAGATCACCAAAGTTCACAGGATCAGAAAGAAAAACAATTATATCATTTGACGCTAATATCGAAATGATTACTAGCAGTTATCAATAAATTCGGAGTGTAGAACAGCCCGGTAGTTCGCATCGTTTGGGACGATGAGGTCCAAGGTTCGAATCCTTGTACTCCGACCATTTTTAGGATACTAACAGCAACCTTTTAACACCATAAACTTTTGGTCGTGGGTTCGAATCCCATCCAGGGCACGTATGTGTCTTGGTAGCTCAGTGGTAGAGCAAAAGTCGTTAAAAATGTATCCTGTTTCGCCAAAAGAGTAGACAATACAGTATAACACTGTTATAATAGATACATAGCAAGCAGTAATGCTAGCTAAGAAAGTTTTAGGATCGGTACAGCAACTACATATTACTATGGAATGCTAATCTTATGCTAATAGCTGGAGCCTGAAAGGGCTTTGAAGGTTATTGGCAATAATAGGATTAGATAGAGGAGTTTCGATAAGTCTCCTCGATAAAAACAAAAAGTAGAAAACGATCCTGTTTAGTCATAGGATGACTACAGCAATTTAAACTACCAAAGTAATTGCTATAGAAGGTGGTCGAAGGACACAGTAGAAATACTGTTCTAGAAATAGACGCTCAAGGAATAGATAGACCGGCAAAGCACCGGGTATGATTTACATACAGAAAAACATGTAATAGACAACATGAATTGTTGTTAGGGTCTGGGTGCTATAATTGGCCAGACCAGAAAATAAACAAATTGGCACGATCATCCTGTTTAAAGTTTTAGAATGTTAACAGCAACTTTAAATTTCATTCATATCGAAAATAAAATACATTCTGTAAAGGTAAAATAAAATGAACGCATTTGTAAACGCAATAGCAAATCAAGAAGCCCGTACTGCCAATGGCATGAAGGCTCGTAAGTCAACAGCTTCGGCTACAGTTGACCTGTTCTACAAGATCGGTGCAAGCCGTGGTAAGAACATCACAGGCGAATTCACCGCCGCTTATGTAGAAAACGCAGACGTAGCACTACGCATCGCTCAATGGGCACGTGATGTCCGTGGTGGTGCGGGTGAACGTCAATTGTTCCGTGACCTTTTGGTCCACCTGGAAAAGACTGACCCGGATGCCGCACTAGCTCTGCTGGCCAAAGTACCTGAAGTTGGTCGTTGGGATGACATATTTGTCTTCTCTACCCCTGCTTTGAAGACAGCCGCTTACACAATGTTAGGCGATGCTCTTCGAGCACAAAATGGTCTTGCTGCCAAGTGGACTCCTCGTAAGGGCAAGATCGCGGCTGAAGTACGAGCATTCTTCGGAATGTCTCCAAAGCAGTACCGCAAGTCATTGGTAGGAATGACTACAGTTGTCGAAACACAAATGTGTGCCAACGATTGGGATAACATCAACTTCTCACATGTTCCATCTGTAGCTGCTCGCAACTACAAGAAGGCATTTGGTCGCCACACACCAGCATTCGCTGAGTATGTGGCCAAGTTGGTAAGTGGTGACAAGACTGTTAAGGTCAACGCCTCGGCAATCTTCCCACACGATGTGTTGAAGGGTGTTATCGGCAGCTACCGTGCTAAGTTGGACAAGACAGAAACTGACCACATTGTGGCACAGTGGGATGCTTTGCCAAACTACGTGGGAGATGCCAGCATCATGCCAATCGTAGATGTTAGCGGTAGTATGTCTACTCCAGCAGGAAAGAACACTGGCGTGACTTGCATGGACGTTTCCGTCAGCTTGGGCTTGTATCTAGCAGACAAGAACCGGGGTGTGTTCAAGGACACATTCTTGACTTTCTCAGACAAGCCAGAACTTGTTACTCTAAAGGGTAACATTGTTGACAAGGTTGCCCAAATGTCTAGTAGCGATTGGGAAATGAGCACTAACCTAAACGCGGCTATGAACAAGATTCTAGACGTGGCGGTTAAGGCATCAGTACCAGCCAGCGACATGCCAAAGATGTTGTTGATCTTGAGTGACATGCAGTTCAACCAATGCGCCAAGCACGACGACAGCGCAATGACAATGATCGAACGCAAGTTCGAAGCCGCTGGCTACACTGTGCCACAGATTGTGTTCTGGAACCTAAACAGTTCAGACAACGTGCCTGTGGCAGCAGACAAGTCGGGTGCGGCTTTGGTGAGTGGATTCAGCCCAAGTATAATGACCAGCTTGCTAGCCGCTGACATGGATCAGTTCACTCCAGAAGGCATCATGCTTAAGACTGTAATGGTTCCACGCTACGACGTCTAATTGTTGTAAAAATACAACACTGAACCCTGTCATCTTAGGTTGACGGGGTTTCTTTTTGACTGTATAATACTCACATGTACAAAGTAAAAAGTAAAACAATAACATTTGATGTAATGACATTGGATGAAGCAATGCACACTGCCAAAGTGATCAACGAATTTGTAACCATCACTGGCCCAGATTTTGAAATTGTTGGCATGTTTGGTGTAGACTCAGTTAAAAATGGCCTGTGCCCAGATGGCATTGCCTATGATTGGAACAAAGCAGGCCGCATTGGCCGCGTTAAAAAAGAGAGAATATAACATGAGAAAGTTAGCAACCATTAGGAAGATTGATGCACTGCGTCCTATCCCGGATGCAGATGCTATTGAATGTGCAGTTGTGGGCGGATGGACCTGCGTGGTAAAGAAGGGTGAATATGCCGCTGGTGATCTGGCGGTGTACTGTGAAATTGATTCGTGGATCCCTCATGAAATAGCACCATTTCTATCAAGAGGAAACTTCCCTCGAGTGTACAATGAAGTAAAAGGCGAACGGCTCCGCACCGTAAAGTTGCGTGGTCAATTAAGCCAAGGCTTGTTGCTGCCACTCAGTGTTATTCCATTCGCATCGTACATTCCTGATGATGATGTTTCAGAACTTCTTGGTATTGTGAAATACGAAGCACCCGTACCTGCACAGTTGGCAGGAGAAGTCAAAGGCATGTTTCCAGGTTGGATCCAAAAGACTGACCAAGAACGTGTTCAAAACTTGAAAGAAGAATTGGACTACTGGCTTAGAGAGCAACATGTTTGGGAAGTTACTGAAAAGCTGGATGGCAGCTCAATGACTGTGTACCTGCGTGACGGAGAGTTTGGTGTATGTAGCCGTAATCTTGAACTCAAGCCCAGCGAATCCAACAGCCTGTGGAAAGTTGCAGTACGCAACGATTTGGAGTTGAAGCTTCGCCGTGCCAATCGTAATCTTGCACTACAAGGTGAGTTGATTGGAGAAGGTATCCAAGGCAATCCATACAAGCAAAAAGGACAGGAATTTTTCTTGTTTGATATCTACGATATTGATACCAGCAAATATCTAACTCCTGCTGAACGCAAGGCATTTATTGAAGAACACGATATCAAACATGTGCCTGTGCTTGCATATGGTGCTGAGTTGTCAGATACTCTAGGCATCAACAGCATTGACGGGATTTTGCGTTTTGCAGAAGGCAAATCAGTTATGGGAATGATTGGCTGTGAACGTGAAGGACTTGTGTTCAAAAGCAAGGCTATGCAATGTTCATTTAAGGCAATCTCTAATAAATTTTTATTAAAGGGTGGTGATTAAAATGCCGTGGATTGAAAATATACCGTTGGAAAATGTAGCAACAGGACGACATCATGCTTGCGGTGAGAACAGTATGTTGATACAAATATCTGATCATGACATGGCGTTTCCTACACCTAAGCATCAGTTCAAAGAAGTGCATCAGTTTACATTTTTGGACATCGAAGAAGACGGTATGACCAATACCGGTGACGGCAAAATGATTGACTTGAGTGAGTTTGCTATCACAGATGAGCAGGCCCGAGAGCTTGTACGTGTGTTGCAACACGCATGGGAAAATCGCATGAATGTTGTGGTTCACTGTCATGCAGGCATTTGCAGATCGGGTGCGGTCTGTGAGGTTGGTGTTATGATGGGCTTCGATGACTGTGAGCGGTTCCGAGCACCTAACTTGTTAGTCAAACATAAAATGATGCGAGTGCTTGGATGGACTTATGACGAACAAGAAAAGTCTTACGATGTGCATGGCACTACAAATGAATGGGGGTTTATAACTCCTAACAAAAATCACAAAGGAGATATCTAATGCATTTGAGTAAAGAAGAAGTATTGAAAATTTTGGAAGTTATGGAGAAGTTTCCAGATGCAGGTTGTTTTGAATTAAAGCAAGACAGTGATTCCGGAATTGGATCCATAACTACATTAACGGTCTTTACTGAAGTAAACGGTATCGAAGGCCACTTTACAATTGAAATTTCTGGAATCGAGAATTGGTAATGAAAATTAAATTTGATAAAAACACAATGCCCGATGCACTGTATAATGCACTGTTGCAACACTTTGTAAATGAAGCAGTTGGGCTTGGCGTAGAAGTCGACAAGTTTACTCAGTTTAACAACTGGGTGGTCGAGTGCGAATGTGATGCTAAGGAAGCGGTACACTAATGCCTAAGTGTTATCAACTAATCGGAGTCCCAGGTTCAGGTAAAAGTACTTGGGTCAAAAATCAAGACTGGGCTTTGGGCTTGACCATAGTTAATACAGACGCATTTGTAGAAGATTATGCTAGAGCACAGGGTAAGACCTATAGTGAAGTGTTTGTAGAATACATGCCCACAGCAATTGACCTAATGATCGAACAGGTTGTGTTTGCACGTGAGCACGGTCATACTATAATTTGGGATCAAACCAGTACTTCTGTTAAAAGTCGTGCTCGTAAGTTTAATATGCTGCCTGACTACGAGCATATTGCGGTGGTGTTTCGGACACCCGAGCATAAAGAACTAGTTCGTCGATTAACTAGTCGTTGGGAGTCTGGAAAGATTATACCTGAACATGTTGTTGCTAGCATGATTGCCAGTTGGGAAGATCCAACTGAAGAAGAAGGTTTCACCGAAATCTGGTTTGCAGGTTGACTTGTTTATAGCATTATGTTATAATAACTACTCAATGACACGCAAAGGACTTACATGTTTGAATCTATCGAAATCCGTAAAGTAGCAAATGGCTTTATTCTTTCAATCAGTACTGAGGAAGGAATTAAAGAATATGTGTACGATACTGCTCGAAAGGCACTACGAGTAATTAAAGAACATTTGGAGGCAAAGACTGCCTCCTAACTTAAACAAGGAGGCAGTATGCCATCAGTATTTTTAGTAAGTGATACGCACTTTGGACACATGGGCGTATGTAAGTTTACCCGCAATGACGGTGTCACAAAGTTACGACCATACGACTCGCCTGAAGAAATGGACGAGGACATGATTGCAAAATGGAACGCCAAAGTAAAGCCCACAGACAAGGTCTACCACTTAGGTGATGCGGTTATTAACCGCAAGGCGTTAAAGACATTAGGTCGCTTAAACGGTGACAAGGTGTTAATCCGTGGTAACCACGATATCTTCCGCGATGATGAGTATAGGATGTACTTTAGAGAATTACGGGCCTATCATGTGATGAATGGACTTATTTTAAGTCATATTCCTGTTCACGAAGCAAGCCTTGGTAGGTTTGGTTGTAATATACACGGACACTTACACGCCAACAGAGTTATGAAGGCGAGAGGTGTCGATGCCCGAACTGGTGAAATCTTATACAGCGATGAGATTGATCCAAGATACTGGTGTGCCTGTGTGGAGCAAACAGACTTCGCTCCTATCCTTTTTGAAGATGCCTTAAAGAGGATTGCGGAACAAGGAGGCACCGTGGGCTTTAAGTCCGGGAACGGTCCTACAATGTAGAATAGGACCTTCGGGTCCTATTTTTTTGACTATAAATATTGATTATGATACCACAGTACAATTTTAAACTAAAATTTCCTATCAATGAAGTTATAAACGAAAAATGGGTAAAGCCACATTCTAGATTATTTTTTGTTAAGAATTATGACACATACAATGAATGGGCAACTATAATTAATCCGAAATTTTTAGATCTCTTACATTCAGTACATCCTATAACAAGAATTATGGTATTTAATAAGCCAACGTATTGGGCAAACCAAGATGCACATATAGATCCAGGTATATTGTATGCATTAAACATTATAAAGGCTGATGTAAATTCTAATGCAAAAATGCAATGGTTTGAGTTAATTAATAAGGGTAATAAAGATGTTAGTTATTCAGATTCTAATACTCCCTACATAAATTACACAATAGAAGAACTAAATTTACTGCATGAAGAGTGCATAGACAATACAGCATCTATTGTACGAACAGATATTCCACATCGAATAGCAATAGGTAATAGTGTTAGAACTTGTATAAGTTTTCGATTTGCAAAGAATTTTAATTGCTGGGAAGATATGTATTATTTTTATAAAAATTTAGATTGGATTGCAGACTAACCCTTTTAATATTTCAAGTGTGTCTTCGTAGGATAAAGTATTACTTGATAAGGAATATGCTATTCGGTCTTCGTTAGAAGGGTTGATTACTGAATGAGTCTTGCTAACATCTAAAATCCAAATTTCTCCTGGCTTTGCTATAAATGTTCCAGCTGATACTAGATCAACTTCTTTATACACTACACCATTTGTTTGACCGATAACTTGTTCGTGCAGTATTTTTGCACCCGCTTTTATATTAAAAAATTTAGTAATTGCATTGTTACTTTTTATATAAAAATTAATTCCTACTTTTCTGTCGCTATCAGTATGCGGCCGTATGTAAGCAGTGTTTATAGAAAAAATTGAACCTTTGAAGTGGTGCCTATAATCTATAGGAATAATTTCAAGTAACTGCTGTTCTATGATATTTGAAATTTTAAAAAATTCAATCGATCGGTTGACACCGTAATATGTTATACTTTCTCCAAAGTCAATATCTGTAATATTAGTAGGAGTAGTTAATTTTACAAAAGGTTTCATAAAAATATTTATGCAATAAATAATTGATGAATACTCTTTGCAGACCTCTCAATATTCCAGTTCCATTATTCAAAGAATATTTTAATAAGAAAAAATATTCTACTGAGCGACATCAATTTTTAGATAGAAACGAAATTTCTCCCGAATATTTAAATTGGATAGAATCGTTAGGGTTAGTACTCGATCACGCAGAAGTATTTTTTTCAATCCCTCATACATACTACACTATACATCAAGATCAGCATACGAGAACAGATTTTCCAAAAATAAATTTTATATACGGTGGATTAAATAGTTTTATGAATTGGTACAAGGTTAAACCTGGAAGCCCAGGAACTATGTCGCAAACTAAGATAGATACTCCTTATGTTGGCTACACTCTGAGAGAAGTTGATTTGTTATATTCTACAGAATTAAAATCTCCGAGCTTAGTTCAAGCAGGAGTTCCACATAATGTAACTATACTAGGATCACCAAGATGGTGCGTAAGTACTGTATACACATATCAAGATAAGAAACTTGTGTCTTGGGATGATATGATTAAGATACTTGATCCATATCTTCTAAAAGAAAAACAGGATCTTGTGTAAATCCCAAAGTTAATGTAACTCTAGGAAGAGGACCGGAAGGATTAATTTGAACTCGGTGTGGGACTCGAACTCTTAGAACCGTAGGTTGATCTACGAAAATAGATATCTGGACGTGCTTTAATAAATTCTAATACTTTACATTGAATGATTTCTAAATCTTCTATTTCAATTTTTTTATAGTATGCTGACATTATACTTCCATAAGTAGTTTATAATACTCATCTTTCTTAGATAATGATTGGACATTTATTAAGTTGATTACTTCTTGTTTATTTAAGTTTGGATTTTGAATCATCTTAAAAATATCTTCAATAGTGTATCCTAAATTTAACAACCTACCCATCCAAGTAGCAGCAGAGAATTTAATTTTCTTTTGTACCCGCGAATCGCTGTATATACTTGATACAAGTTTACATGCTTGTTGAAAATTCATGTGTTCGCCTTCCCATGGCTTTTCTTCATGTAGCACATATCCAAACTTTTTAGGATCACGATCTATCTTACTAGTAGAACGTCCATCTTCTTCGGGTCTAATGAACAAGGGCAAGAATCCGAATATGTCTAAGTCACACTCATCACTGACCAACCAATCTACAGTTTCTCGCATACTAACTTCGTCTTCTCCTGGCAAGCCTACAATAAACTGACTGCTAGTAACAATCTTATTCTTCCAAGTTTCAGCACAATGTTCAAGTGCAGCCTTAGTCCTAACTTTACCTAACCCCTTACCTATCTTTTTACCAGCGGCATCATTCATTGTTTCAATACCAAACGCAATACTAACAGCACCACTTTCTTGTATCATATCACGCATTTGTGGATATGCTGATATTAAATCTAAACGTGCATAACTAGTATAGGTAATTTTAAAAGGCAAATTAGTAAACACTTTGTGAACTAGTTCCATTTTAGGAAGGCTTTCGTTAATTAGCTCATCAGATACCATATAGTGTGTTGTGCCATATAGTTCATAGTTGCGCAATAGTTCGTCACGTAGTGCATCTTCAGCTTTTTGCCAGTCGCCGATCTTCTTACCAATTAAATCAAAATGACAATATGCACAACTAAAAATACACCCACGAGCTACCTCAATTGGTAAACACTCGCCCGGGAGAATAATATCCTGTGATTGATAGATAATCTTGCTAGTGGCAAATTGTTCTTGACTATAAAAATAATCCGGACTGCTACCGTCAATTATTTTGCAAGGCGATGTTCTAACTAGGGGTAAATTATTACCGTATAATAAGTGTTCGACAAGTTTAACAATAGCAATATCGCCTTTGTTAATTACAGCATAATCAATAAAGGGCCAACCTACATTCATATTAATACGTGCGCCGCCTACTACTGTTTTAATTTTAGAGTTTTTAGATTTAGCAAAGTTCATTAAACTCTCAACTTCGCTATCTGGTCGACCAAAGTTGTAAACAGTAGAATCTTTACTTCCATACAATCCAACTCTTTTTTCCATCAATGTGCAACTAAATCCTATAAGGACAGTTTCACTCGTTACAAACTTGTTAATAATATTTTCAAGCTCTTGATATGTATACTTACTGAATAGATCAACAACTTGGCAAGTATGGCCAGCTGCACGGACTTCAGTGGCTACTTTGTAAGTACCGGCATACTTGCCATACCCAATAGTATCGGCAACATCTGTGAATAAAATTACTCGCATTGTATAGAAATCCAATTAAACTCAAAACTAGGATCTAATTTTTCATAAATGACCCATTGCTTAGTATACTGTATTGTTACAGGAAAATCAACCTCATTAAAGTTATTGTAAAATAAATGATGTGACTGCCTGGGCAATCTGCTTTCTCCTAATCTTGTTCTTTTCCATGTGTTGATTAAATTTTTGTTGTACTTATTAAATGTTAACCCAACTGCACTAGCATTGCGATCTTGCGCCCATTGTTTTTGTGCTGGTAATATTACTTCTCTAGGCAACGATTTATTTCGGTATTCTTTAGTGACCCATGTCCTACACCCAGCTAGTGTCATTTTAGAATTAAACTCGCTAAAGTAGATTCCACTACATCCTATTATTTTTGAATCATGCAATACTATAAAAAATTCACCGTAGGGACTTGAATACCTGACAGTGTTAGTTAGTATATACGGCAACGTATGAGATTGCACTGGCCAGTCATCTGACCACATATTTACAGCAGCAGCATCAGGTTGTAACGAGGCCTCTTTACAAAATTTAAAAAACTTATCCTCTATATCTTTGTTAAATGTTACTAGCTGATAGTTTGTCATACAATTCTTCAAATGTGGGATTACCCTTAAATCTCATAGTAAACACCCACCTATCACTGTCTGCAGATGCAATTGCTTGATGCGGCTGATCAATCCTGACTAGATAGCATCCATCTATCATTTCTATAGATTCGATAACTGTGGGTTCTGAATTCCATTTAATTGCAAAGGCTTTTTGATTTGTTGTTGGGAGGTTAACTAATGATACAGAGTAATCTCCACCGAGCCATTGGAACTTGCTATTTTCTCCTCCGTGTAACGGTATATTAATAGCGCAATGTAAAACTTCCCCACCACCGTCAATATGAGAAAATTGTATGTCATTTTTTGGACGCAAGTACACCCGGCAATATTCGATAGCCGGAACGTTGTATATTTTTAGTTCTACATTAATAGTTGAGATCATTTCTTCCGGTAAAGAAATGATCTCTGACATTACTCGAGTAACTTCAGTTCCAGATAAAAATTGTGTAATACGATCAAGTACAAAAGTTTTTAGAGCTGTGCCACATTCTAAATTAATTTTTTTATAACAAATCATATGTATTCTATTACGTAATCTTTGTACTTAGAAAAACTACGTTGTATTAAGTCATCGTCAGTAACAACATATTTGCTATACAGTTGAAGAAGTATCTTAGGTTTTGATGAATCATAATCAGTACCGTGCCAAGTATTCTTGTCGTTGTATGTAAACCAATTTGTATCATTGGGCATACGCAAATACGTTCTCTCACCGTCACGGTTATTAGGTTTAGTAAAATACCATTGTTGTTCGGTACTCGGGTAATGCATAAATGCCCGTATACTCCACCTATCTGCAGAATCATCACTATGTGCGCCCACTGGCATTAGACTAGATATCAATCGTACTC